CTAAACAATAGAACTGCTCGCGGGATAGCGTGCAAAAAATCTATATCTTTTTAATTTTTAAATACTCCTCTTCATATAGTAGATTCTTTCGGCTTTCTATTTCCTGATTTTACTCTTGGTATTGGATTAGTGTAATATCGTCTAACGAACTCGGTACTGTTAACTTCATATTGCTTTGTTATTTTAGATATAACGCTTTAATTTTAATTTTACGATAAAATATAAGGACAAAAAAAAACACCTCGTTAGAAGTGTTTAAAATAAGTTGTCCCAGATTTCAGTTGAACGTTTCCGTTTCCTCCTTTTCTCCAACGTCTCACGATAGTTGGCAACTTTTTTTTGTTGTTATTCTTTATTGAAGCAATCAAACAAATTGATAATGTTTAAAATTTTATTATTATTGTAATGACAAATATAGGAAGCATCGTTTACAGATAGATTTAAAGGGCTGTATATTTCTGCCTGTAATTCTCTTTTCAAACTTGCAATTAAATTTGGATATTGTTCTGCATCTGCATTCATCGCTTGTAATACTTCTGGATTTAATCTTTGTAGTAAGTTCATAATATTTGTTTTAGTGATTTAAAAAATAATATTTGTTCTAAGCACCATTGTTTTGAATACGTTTTTACATCATACCAAAAAACAACACCATTATATCTTTGTTTCCATTGATTAATAGCATTGTTTATAATTATTACTCTATACATTTAACATTAATTTATAACTTTCAATTTGAGATTTACAATTAGCAACATATCCTTTATTCCAAATGTTCATTTTAATGGTATTTTCTAATCTTTCAATGTTTGTTTTAATTTCTTTAGTTGTCATAATATTTGTTTTAGTGTTTCGCTTTATTGCTGGGACAAATATACAAATAAATAAATGTTATAAACAAACTTTTAATAACTTATTTTTAAATTATTTTATCTAACTGCATATTTCCCGTAGTTCGGTCTGGCTAATTTATCATAAAGTCCGTATCTAATCGCATCAATCGTGTGGTTAAACATATCGACTGGCACGTTTAAAATGTTTCCGTTTTTGTCCTCTTGCCATTTGTAGTTCCTGAACTCTTTTATCATATTGACTGAATCTTTAGTTACAAATAGCTTGTATCGTTTCATCATATCAATTCCTATATTAACACTTCCCTGCCCTTTTGTAGCTGGTTTAATATTCCAACCCATTCTATAAAGTTCTTCGATTGATTTCGGCTCTGCACTATCAGCAAATATTTCTTTTCGTTCTACTTCGTGAAACTTTAATTTGTCGTTTATGTCTCTATTTGTCAATCCTGTTTGGTACAATAGTTCTTTTAGATATATGTTATCGCCTTGTTGATAGATAGCCACCAATGTAGTTGGATCATTCGTAAATCCAAAGTCCATACCATAACTTAAAAACTTTGCTTCACTTGGTATTGCGTTACATTCGTTAATACGGAATATTAAGGCTTGTGATGAACCAATTTGACCTAAGCCATATATATTCCAGTAGTTTTCATCAATTAGCTTTAAACGCTCTATTTCGCTTACTATTTCATTTGATAAAAAGGGATTGTCTTTATAGGTTGTTATGTAAAAGTCAGCGTCTTCTCTTGGCTTTATTTTGTCGTAAATGAAATGGAACTCGTCTGACGGGTTGTAATCTAAAATAGCTTTCTCGGTTGTTCTAAATATCAATTGTTGCCAGTCTTCAAAGTATAGCTCATTCGCCTCGTTAATATATAAAACATCACGTTTGCGACCTCTTACTTTTTGAGGTTGATCTAAACTTATAAACTCGAATAGATTGCCTTCAAGTCTATATTCTGAATTACTTTTGTTATGATCCTGTTCTTCGTATATATCGTGCTCTTTTAGTATATCGAAAAAATCACGCATAGAACTTGCCCGAAGTGATGGATATGTTTTTCTGCAAATTGTAATTGTCTTACCAGTGTTTTTAAAAGCATAGCCAAAGATTAACCATAAAAGAATATTGTAGGTTTTACCGCTTCTGGTTCCGCCTTGCTCTATTGTTATTCTCTTTGTTGAATTTTCTAAATGCTCAAATACACTATTGCTCTGTATTTTCATTTTTCGGCTTTAATATCTCGACTTCAAACTTTCGCACCTGATGGCTGTTTTCACTTTCAACAAACTGCATACTTAATTTTTTTCGGTCTTCGTCTTCACATAAAACTTTAAACGCTGATATTTGTAAAGTAGCATTATCACTTCCTACCCATTTGTTTAGCATATAAGATACAGCTTTGCTTTTGTTCTTTGATATTGCTTCTTTAATACTCTCCGATTTATCCAATTCTAAATTATAAAACTGTGAGTGCTGTAAGTCAGTATAGTGTTGAAAAATATGGTTTATTTTCATTACTTTATTCTTTACAATTATATCTGTTATTTCTTTTTCGTGTTGCTCTTTTGTCTTTCCCATTATATTACTATTCCGTTTCTTTTGATTATTAATGTCTCATCAAGTTTTTTCATTCTGTCAATTATTACTTGGCAGTATTTAGGGTCTAATTCCATTCCGTAACATTTGCGTTTAAGTTGGTGTGATGCTACCATTGTTGAGCCTGAGCCTAAAAAAGCATCGTAAATATTTTTTTTATCAATATTGTCATTTAAAGCCATTTCAATAATTTCTATTGGCTTCATAGTAGGATGAACAGTATTTCTTTGTCTTTTAATTTGCCATACGTCGCCTCTTAAAGTTTTCTGACCACCAAACTTCCCGTGATATAAAATAATTTCGTGTTGCTTAAAATACTTATCTAAATGTTGTGCTGGGTTTATCTTATCCCAAACTATAAATGATTTTACTGGTTTTTGTAAATCTTCTAAAGCCTTTCTAAATAAATGAGAATACTGCCAAGAACAACAAACATAAAATGTATCTGAATTTATATTTAAAGCATCGTAAAGAAATTGAGTGAAATCTTCATCACTCATTTTATCGTTTGCTATTTTTTCGTGATTTCCTTTAGTGACACCTTGATAATCTATATTATAAGGCGGGTCAGTAAATACCATATCCGCTTTATTTCCATTCATCAACTTTGCAACTGCATCACTGCAAGTACTATCCCCACAAAGCAAACGATGCTCTCCTATCTCAAATAAATCACCTAAAACAATATCGGTTTCAATTCCGCCTTCTGGAACTTCAAAATCATCTTCTTCTGCTTCTAATACTTCTGTATTAAAATCAATCGGCAAATCTAATCCCCATTCTTCTAATTGGTCGGTATCCCATTCGTTAGCTAAAATATCCCAATCCCACTCGCCACCGCTTGTATTGTCTTTAATTAAAAACTCACGTTGTTGATCTTCTGTTAGGTCGGTTATGATTACAGGTATTTCTTTTAGTCCAGCTTCTTTACAAGCCTTATATCGCATATTACCACCAAGTATAATCATATCTTGGTTTACTACAATAGGGCGTATGTTTAGCATTTCTGGAAAGTCTTTGACTGATTGAACTAACTTTTTAAATTTGTCATCTTTTATCAACCTCGGGTTGTTCGGGTTTACTTTTACCTCTGTTATTTTTACTGTTTGCATATCTTTAATTTTTATTCATTTCGCTTTCAAATGTAAGCCATTCGATTTTACCTTCAAAATATAATATTCTGGCTATTATCGTCTGTTGTACGTTGTCTAATTTCCGTGTTGGCGTTCTCAATGGCTTTATCTTTTCTTTTTTTATAACCGTTTCTATCTGGTCGCATCTTACTCCGCATATTTTTGCGAACTCGGATATTTTTAGTTTACTCATTATAGTTCACACAGTTGGTTATTTGCTGTATTTTAGCTTTGTCGTTTATTTCTTCGATTCTTTTTAATAAACTATACTTCGGGTCTACTGTTTGCATTATCGTATCTCTAATCGCTTCTAAATGCGTTTTGCTCTTTCGTAACTTTTCAAATAACTTCACGTTGTGAAATACAGTTGTGTGATTCATTTGCTTTCCGAAAAAGTTAAAATGGTCTCTCACATCATATAACGTCATTTTTAAATCTTTGTGCAGCATATAACAAGCCAAAGAGCGAACGTCGACTAATTCCTGAGTTCTTTTGTTTTGGTAAATATCAACTCCGCAAAGTTGGTTTATTGATTCTCCGATGTATTTTGCTTTATTCATTTGTTTTTAATTTTAATAATAATTTGCATTCTATGAACTTCTCACGTGCCTTGTGCTTGTATATCTTTTTAAAAAGAGTAAATACTACCCTGATATAACTTTGTTCGCTTAAACAGTCTTTAAATGCTTTCTGTACCCATTTAACTCCATAACCTTTGCAAAAGTTTACATTGTCTGCGGTGTCGCCGATTATCATTTGCTCATAAAAGTTGTATAAGGCTTGCTCTTTCGAGATGTCATAGTAACACTGATGGCTCAAATGGTAATTATAAATTATGCAGGGCAGTTGTTTGTAATCTTTGTCAATACTTACTATTATCACTTCGTCTCTGCCGAACGTGTCGGTTAAACTTTTCCAATAAGTAGCGACTACGTCATCTGTTTCAACTCCATAGCCTGCAATCGATTCGTAACTTTCTTTAACGTAATCTTGAAGCTGGTTTAATATTGGAGGTATTTCCCTGCCTATTCTGTTTGCTTTGTAGCTCTTTGATATTTCCTTTCGAAAGTTTCCTTTTGCATTTGCAAATGTTATGACTTTATCTATTTCGTGTATCTCTTCTATCGTGTTGACAATTGACATAAACACTTCATCAAACTTTAGTTTAGCATTTTCAATAGTGTGGTATTGTTCATCGTCTGGGTGCTCTTTTTGCCTGTAGCAGCTGGACCATATTAGGCTGTCTGCATCTACTAAAACTATCATAGCTTCTCTATTTCTTGTTTAACTTCTTGCCAATAATTCATTTCATCTATAATATAAATAAACCTATTTTTACAAGAACTTAAATCTTTAATTAATTGTTGTACTTCATCAACTGCTATTAATGCACATTTTTTTGCATTTTCTAAATCATAATAAGGATGTGTTGATTTAAAAAACTTATCAAATAACTCTTTTGCCTTTTCTTTTGGTGTCATAATTACGGTATTAATCGGTTAATCTGTTCCTTTTCTTCGTCTGAATAAAACTCTACAAATTCATAATATTCATCGTAAAATACTGAATACTTTAATTTCGGATGCACCATTTGCCATTTCTGTTTTATTGCGTTGGCTTCTTGTTCATTTAATAATATTGTATGCGGATAGCCTTCTTCGAATAGTACCCATCTTTTGTCCTGTATCATAATTTATTTTTTAATGTTTTAGTTTTAGTCTTCGTTATTCCAATCTGCGTGCTCACCACAAGTTCCGCATATTCCTGTATCTTCTATCCATTCGGATGCTCCACAACAATCACTTTCCATCTTTATAAGTTTTAATATTAATTTTAGCTGTTTTCTTTTCGCTCTTAACAGGCTGTATATTGATTGAAATATCAATGTGGGTTAATTCTTTGTCTCTTGCAAATACGGCTTTCATTTGCTCGTAAATCTGTGTCCAGTCATCGTAACTCATTTTATTATCATTTTTATAGATTCGATGTACTTGTAACAAAGTGTTTTACTCTTAAACCTCTCCAACGCTTCTGGAAGTGTATAGGCTTCTATTATCGTTTCAATGTCAGTGGCTTCATCGTTTCGCTCCGCCCAATAGGTAACTAAAAATTCTTTCATAATTATTGTTTTAGTGATTAATATTTGACAAAGATATAAATTAAATACTTATAAACAACTTTTTTATAAAGTATTTTTATTTATTATTGACGCTTGACTTTCAGTTAGCATATAAACTGACTTGTTTACTTTGTTTTTGTTATCAAAGTAGGTTGTACTTCCAGCTTGTAAGTTTGTTTCTTCGGGTAGTTTTAGCTGGTCTAAAAAGTATAAATAGTTTCCTTTGCTATCAAAGACATAATAAAATTTAAGGCAGTCTTTTTGGATCATTAGATGGTCGTATTTAAACTTTTCTAATAGTTTGGTCGGATAGTATTCATTTCTAATTTTAAACTCTACAATACAGTTATATCCTTTTGGTGTTTTACCTTTTGCGTCGTAGTGCTCAAACTCTCCACCTGTCCATTTTAATTCCCAACCGTCTAAATTCAACAACTGAATTATACCCTGCTCCCAAACGTGGGTTTGTTCAATTGTCATAAATTAGATTCAATTCGTTTATCATTGATTGTATCCTGGTCGGGTTACACTTGCAGGGATAGTCTACTTTTAGATTTTTTACTCGAGCGTAAATTTCGCTGATCATTCTGTACTCATCGTTTTCTAAATATGGTCTCTTTTTTTCTCGAAAAGTAGACCACCAATAACGGTCATTTTGATTCATTTTCTTTTGATTCTAAAATTGTTTAATTTCTCTTTTCTTTTGTCGCAATTGCAGTTTGGATGTATCTTTTTAACAAGCCATTTTATGCCAGTAAATTTAAACACAATTTCTAAACGGTCGCCTAATCTCAATTCGTCCAAGTAGTCTTGAAATTCTTTTCTCATCTTATTTCTTTTTAAAGGTTTCGTTGTAGTATTGTTCTCCAATTTTTAACGGGGTGTTATAAACATCTGTTTCAATTGCTGTTTCATAAGCTAAAACAATCTGTTGCTTTTCCATTTCTTTGGCTTTATTTATAGCGATTTTTTGTTCTTCAAAATTTGCCATAGTCAATTGTTCTAATAACCATTCTACCGCTGTTTTCATTTTAATATTTGATTAATTATTAAAACTCCAAAAGTTGCTATAAGTGATATTACACATAATTCCCAAAAGTCTGTATTGTTTTTCATTTTATTAAGTTTTTTATTTCGATTGCTACTTCATTCCAATAGTTGCAAATGTCTGTTTGGTTTGCTTTTCTGCTCTTTTCAATATTCCCGTTAATTACATTTTTTATATAATAAGTTGGGTATTTTTGTAATAATAGTATTGCCCTGTCTCTCGGCAAAAACTGCTCATTTAGATTGTACTTCATAATCCTTTTTCTTTTTTATAGATTTCTAATAACTGCTCTGTTTTTATTCTACCATATTGTATTGAATAAAATAATTCATTTTTAACACACCACTCTGCAAATCCAATAGCAAAATCATCAGCTATGTCATAAGTAAAATGTCTTAAGTCTTCAAACTGTTTTTCATTGAAAGATTCGTGGTTATTAATATACTTATCCCAAGCCTCAGTAGTAAGTATATTCCAATTAATTTCACCAAAATGATAAAGTAATTCTTTAATTTTTTGTTCTAAAAATTCATTTGTCATAATCCTTTTTCTTGTTTATAGATTTCTAGTAGTTCTTTAACTGTAGGCCATTCTTTATTATATCTTAATAACCACTCTGCAAATCCAATAGCAAATTCATCTGTTATTTTTATTAATTTATTAATATGGTTATATTTTTCTGGCTCATCATTATAGCAATCCCATAATAAAGCGTGTGGTCTTATTTTATCTTCCAATCTCATTTTTTATCTGTTCTTTTATGATTAATACTGTGTTTCGTAAACTCCAATAGGTGATACCTACTTCTCGGCTTAATTCGCTTATTTGCATTTGCTCAACAAATACCTTTTGAAATATGAATTTGATATAGGTTAAATTTGCTTTTTGCCTTGTGTAACTTTCGATACTTTCAATCTCCTGATTCAATCTATTTAGCCAAGCGTCTTTAGCTTCTTTTTTAAGGTAAAAATCCACCTCGCTATACTCTTTTATCTCTTCAGCTATATCTATTGTTAAATCGGTCTTTAAATGCTTTTTGCTCTTTCGTATATCGTCAATGTGCATATTTTTTAAAACAACGTAGACAAAATAGAAGTTAACTTGATTTTCGTCAAACATTATGATGTTATCCTTTCGCTGACTGTAGCTGTATATTTTTAGATACATTTCCTGTACATAGTCTTCAGCTATATCATTTGAGCATCCAAACGATTTAACATAGTCAAGCCACTGTTTATGCTTTTTTGAAAGAACTTCAAGTATGTTTGTCATAAGAAATTAAGTTGTGATTCTTTAATGGTTTGCAATATGCTTTTTCCGTTTAATGCAAAGCCTACATTGTTGTACATCGCAGTTAAAATTATCGGCTCATCATACGGTGTAGGAATACCGCCTGTTTCAACTTCTTTAATTTTTCGGATGTGGATCATTGTTTGATTCCAAATTGTTGAGTGTCCCACTAACCTATGTATAACTATAAAATCATCGGCTCTATTTACAAACTTACCACCGCCCTCAACATCGTTTGCCATTGGCGGTTGAGGAAAGCCAGCGAAAGGGTGTTGTTGATTATAAAGCATCCGTAAAGCTGTTGTGTTTGCGTGTGTGTTTAACCAAATAGATACTTTGTTTTCTTTGCAGAACATTCTTAACTCTGTGCAGGCCTGATAGTCGTATTCGTGACCACCAAGGTTTTTCATCATTTCTGGCTCTTTTGCTAAACTGTTGTACGGGTCTAATAAAATACCATCAAAGTTAAATTCTTTTTTTACTTTGCCAAACATTTCAATCGCTGTGATATATGTGTACATTACAGCGTTATCTACGA